GTGTAACCGTAATCCACTAGATCCTCATCACCATCAAATAGATCTCCTTGCTCATCACTGTACTCGAATAGTTCTGCCTTGAGTTTATATACGTAACCTTTACCTAATTGGTAATATGGTTCTTCATGCTCTACAAATTTTATCTCAAAGTAATTACTTGTTAATGGAAAATATATTAGGTCTCCTTCTTGTGGTCTCTCAGGTGCTTTGTAATCTGGGTCAAGTAAAAGGAATTGTGATATAAGATCTGAAAATCTCTGCTGAGATATAACCATAGTTATCTCATCAGTCTGTGCTACACCAAACTTTGTTAATAGATCTCCACCACCTTGGAACCCTTCAAAATTTTCTAGGTATGCTTCTATAATATATGCATCATTAAACTCACCAATTACTTCTTCATTAAACACACCATCAGTTTGCATGATCTCTCTAGGGCAGTAGAGAACATCCATCCCAAACATCTTGAGATATTCTTCTACTAGATTCTGCTGTAGGAACTGTTCGTTCCTAGTGCCATGTGTAAAATAGGTGTTTCTTGCCATTAGCCGATCATGTCAAGTGGAGGTGTCTCATACTGAGTAAGCATTTCTTCCTCTAGTTTGTTGACAGCATCCTTACCTTCGTTGTATATAAACTCTCCGTTCATTGTAATTCCACCTGGCATCTGTGCTCCTTGGAATTTAATTAAGTTAGCACCCCACTGTCTCTTAATCAATGCGGTCACATATCTCTTTAACCAAAGGTCATTGTATACAGCGGATGTATTAGTTGGATCTAATGCACGATAGACTTCAAGAATTAAAAAATCATTCTCTTTAACGTCAGTTTTAAAATCTAAGTCAAGATATAATCTATCTCCTCTCATCTGGAATCTAGTTTGTTTCTGTCCTTCTAACAAATAGTAAATATCTTCTAGTCTTCTATTGACCATTTCATAGGTCAAGATTTCTGTATTGGTTAGATCCCAAAGGTCATTCAATCTCCACTGATACCTAACGTCAAATAAGTTTGTGACATTCTTAGATACAAAATCAAATACTTTTATCACACTAGTCACATGCTCAGGAACTTTGAGGTAATTGTTCTGTTCTTTCCAATCAACTGCTAGTGCTGATGAAGTTGCACCTGTTACTTGAGTAGTAGTATCAGTTGTCATGGCATCAATCATGTCCTGAGTAAACTGAACTTTTAGATGGGTTCTGATGTAACCATCCATATGTCTCTCATTATAGAACTGGATAGCGTCATCCACTAGATCACTTATCTGATCATCTTCTATGTTTATTTCTAGGACTGGTGCACCGTTCTGACGTAATGCATAATCTATAAGTCCTTGTCTGGTTGATGGTGAAGCCATGTTAGGTAGGATTGACGTTGAATCTAATTCTTACATAATATGTAGTGTTTGCATTCAAAGTAACGTTAACAGGTAAAGAATAAGATGTTAAGTTAGTTGGGTTACCAAGTGATTGATGAACAGGAGGTGAGAATGCTGTGGTTAAAGCAAACTGCCAATCACTAGATGTATGTTGATAACCACCTTTCACTGCAATAGGATCAACATTTATTGTTGGGTTAAATGCTGGTACGATAGTTTGTATTTCTGGTTGGTCTACAAACGGTGTTGTAAATGCAACTGGTGAAGTATATGAACTCTCTAAATCATTGTTATCTCTGAACTTAACTTGTACTTGATAAGTTGTATCGAAATCTAGAACAGCAGCTGGTACAGTGAATGAAGTTAAGTTACCAGTATCACCACTTGCATATGTACCTGCGGTATCATATACAGTCACGTTATCGCTTACTCTTCTAATTCTCCAGAATGAAGAAGCATGAGTTGATCCTGCGTATTCTTGAACAAAAGCAGAAGTAGTAATTACTGGTCTTCTTGATAATGTTTTTGTAGTATCTGGATCAATAAATGGTGTAACTGTAGCAGGTCCTGACACAAACTCAGATTCATTAACAGTCAAAGTTACTGAATTAGAAGTTACAGTAGTTGCTTCTGCGTTAGATAAAACACAACGGAACTGTTCTGATGGAATTACAGGGAATGTAGTAACAGGTGTCGTATAAGAAGAACTAGTTGCTCCATTAATATTACTCCAGTTTGCTGCACCATCAGTAGATATTTGCCATTGATATCCTATGACATCACTGGTAATTGAAGCAGTAATACTAAAGGTTGCAGTCTGCCCTTCAATAACACCTATGTCAACTGGTTGTTGACTGATAGAAATAACTCTTAGAACAGTTAACAATCCATGGTCTGAAGTTATATCATTGGATCCATTTAAGGCAGCAGATCCAACAAGGGATACTACACAACGATAACGATCGTCATCATCATTAGCATGTACTAATGTTGGAGTTGTATATGTTGCACTAGTTGCTCCTGCAACAGGATTGTAGTTAGATCCATTATCATCAGATCTTTCCCATTGGTATGTTGGAGTTCCACTACTAGAACTTGTACTGATAGAGAATGATGCAGTACCACCTTCCTGTGAAGTTGGGTTAGAAGGTTGTGATGTGATAGAGAATGTTCTTAGTACTCTAAGTTCAACAGCGTTGGTATATGCTGGAGCAGATGCTCCAGTAGCATCTAACTTACAACGATATTGGTCTCGATTATCACTTGCATAAGTTGTTGCTGCAGTTGTATATGATGCACTAGTTGCTCCACCAATTGTAGTCCAAGTTTGATCAGCTACATTCAATGCATTACCTTGACCTGTATGGAAATGACACCAGTACCATAGAGATGTATCTGATTCATTAGAAGGTATATCCCATATTATTTTACGATCAGTAGCAGCTGTAAATCCACTAACATATCCTGCCATAGTAACGGAGACACCATCTAACTGATAGTCAACACCCATCATATAGTGTCCGTTACCATTATGATCACCGTCTTCACCATTACTAAACATTAATGGATGATGTTGATTATTGTAGGTAGCATTAGATGAATCTGACTGATCAAAAATATACCTAGTACCTCTCCATGCACTAAGGGCAACTCTTTCTAAACCATTTAAGTAGAAGACTCCTGTTGCTTGTCCACCTACTGTATCAGCTCCGACTGTAACGTTAATATACTTGTTGCCATTATCAGTTTTCTCCCACTGATATGTGACACTAGGTTCGTGAGATGAGAATCCTTCAAATCCACCACCACCTCCTCCAGTTGGTGTATCAAACTGATCTACCTCAAATGAAGATGTTGCAGCGTTACCACCTACAGGTGCCATAGTAGGAGCACCCAATGTAGTGAATGTTGCAGTAGAACTTTCATTAACTTCTGCATCACTTGGTTGGTTTGTGACAACAACAGTTACTGTTTCTACTTGTAGTGTAGCAGCATTAGAAGGTATAGTTGTTGCACCAGGTGCTGAAAGCAAACAACGATATTGATACTCATCATATGTTGTAGTTAATGTAGGAGTTGTATATGTTGTAGTTGTTCCACCACTTCCCTCAGATACATTAGACCATGATGATCCATTTGTAATTGACACTTGCCACTGGTATGTAATATCTCCTGCATCGTTATCAGATGTAGTAGCAGCAACACCGAATGATCTTGTACCACCAACTGCACCAGTTTCATTAGTTGGTTGTGCTGTTATGTTTATAGTTCTTTGAACTAAATTTCTAGCAGAAGTAGATATTACATTAGATGCACCTTGAGCTGATAGAACACATCTATAGTAGTCTCCGTAATCATCATCATAAGTCGTAGCAGATGTAACATATGTTGATCCTGTTGCACCGCCTATAGGTGTAAAGTTTATACCATCAAGATTTTCAGATTTTTCCCACTGATATGCAATAGTAGCAGTGTCTAATGTAGAACCAGCAACTGTAAATGAAGCTGTTGCAGGTGCTATTGGATTCGCATCACTTGGTTGATTACTTATAGTGATGACTCTGAATACTGTTAGTGTAACTGCATTAGTATAAGATGGTTGAACGGAAGTGGTAGTTTCCATCTTACATCTAAACTGATAATTATTTTTTGCATAATCATCATCTATAGTTAATGTGTTACTACTTGATCCACTATATCCACCACCATCAGTAAGAGGTGACCATCCAACTCCACCATTACTTGAGAACTCCCATCGGAATATAATTGTAGTTCCATCAGAACTAATACCTGCAACAGGACCTATGGTAGCAGTGTTACCAGAACCTGCTTCAACACTTGCATTACTTGGTTGCTGTGTAATAGTAACTAGAACACCAGTTCCTGTTGTAGTGAAACTATATGATCTTGCATTCTCAGTTATTTGTTCAGTAACAGTAAAGTTAAAGGTAGTGTCAATATAGTCAGAGGTTACAGTTCCACTTAATATACCTGTGGAAGTATCTAAAGAAAGACCAGATGCACCAATAGAATCTCCACTAAGAGCGTAGAGTTCCATAGTTGGTTCACTTGCAAATGTCTGTCCTGATAAACCAAGATCAACTGAAACACTATCACCATTAGCATATGTTGCTATACTACCCGCAGATCTTGCCCAAGTTACATTAGTGTCTATGAATGGGAAGAATGCACCACGTTTAGTGGTAAGTTCTTGTGAAGTTCCAGCATAGTTAAAATCAACACCACTATCTACTGGATAGTAAATTACATTATCATATGTACCAGTACCTGCTTGTTCTTGTGAATCTGTTTGAGATCTCAAAGTAGTTGATGTGGATACTACACCATCATAACTTTCATGCATTAATTCTTCTGACTTTATAAGTGCTAGGTAATTATTCGATCCACCACCAGTAGTACCTGAAGTAGCATTATTAGAAGCAAATAAAGTTATTGTATTATTAACAGCGTTCTCTGCCTGTATAGTTAACCAACCACTTTGAGACAATTCAGAAACATTGATTCCACCAACTTGTACACCACCAGAAGGACCAGGTGCATTGCTGACAGTAATAGTTCCAACCATCTGAGCGTGTATAGAACATATGTAAAAATATGTACCTGCAGTATTAGGTGTCCATGATACTGTGTTATTACCAACAGAACCTTGACCAGTAGCAGCTGGTGTGCTTACCTGATTGCTAGTTCCAGTAGTAGCAGAAGTCTTAATATAAAATGGGTGAATACTTGATACGTTGCTTAGATTAAAGTTAATTGTATCTCCAACATAACAAGTAACAGTTGCGTTGTTTCCACTTAACGCACCATTTCTGTCAGTTCCGTTTAAAGTATACCAAGAGGAATTTGGAGCAGTTGTAGTTATATTAAATGACTGAGCTGAAGTACCACCAGTACCTGCTGTTGAACCTGTAGTTCTTAACTGACATTTTTTACCAACATTTCCAATGAAGTGAGATGCATCAGAAGGATTGAATTTAACAATTAACTGATTCGATCCATTAAAAGTCTCGTATGGATTGTCTATAAGTTTTTTATCTTCTATACTATTTGTAGGATAGTTAGAAGTTCCCATAACAGATATATTTCCAGTTGCCCCAAACACCCTAGCAAATGTTTTTGCAGTGCCAGCTAAGTTGTTTGTATTAGATGTGTATCCATTCTTACTACAGTATGCTGCAATGATACCAGTTACAAGAGGGCAAGAAAATGACGTACCGTTTATAGTATTATAATTTGATGGACTTGTATATGGTGTATTAGCAGTCCAATCATATGCGGGAGATAATATCCTAGCACCAGGAGCAACAGTTGTTACACCTGCACCATAGTTTGAAAAATCTGCCCATCTATCATTGTACTCTGATGCACCAACACATATCTTCTTCTGGTCTGCATCTACATTATTAATACCACCATTAGTATTGTCAGGATATCCAGCAGTTCTACTACCTGCAATTGCTTTTGTTTGGATAGGTCCTACAAACTGATCACTAGAGTTTTTAAATCCATTACCTGCAGCTCGAACTACAATGATATTAGTGCTTGATGAAATTGTTCCTTCAATATCATCCAACATCTCTTCATCAGTTCCATTGTCAGAACCTATATCATTTAATTCTACATAAGGATATCCTTCACTAGGAATGGTAGGTCCGAATGAAGCATTGATAATTGCTGGTCTAGTATTACCTTTATAATTTACAT